TTTAGCTTGTTATTAAATCATTAAATATGTCTATCGATGAGGTTTTAACTTTTTCTATTCTTGCTCGTAGCATAATAGCATCTGGATCACTCTTTACATTGACCCGACGCGGGTTATCTAAATATTCTGATGCGATAACATTTAGTTTTAAAGCGGCATTTTGTAATCCTGCTTTATTAGATACAGAATATTTAGATGTGAGATCAATAAGAACTTTTAATCCTTCTTCAATCTCTTGATAAGAATGTGAAAAATTAGAATCAAATCTCAACAATATTTCTATATCATCAATGGATTCATTTATAATTTCTTTGATTTTCATGTTTTTTGATGTCAGAAATTATTTTCCAAAATTCATCGAGATGTTGTCTAATACGTTGATTACACTCTTTTGCTGTTTTCGGTGGAATGTAATTCTTTACCATTTCTTGATATTCATTTAATTTTGCCATAAGGATACTCCATCCTTATATTTAGCTATTAAAGAACTATTACCACGCTTTCAAGATAATGAGATTTTCGTTCGATCTGCCATTCCACTTGGTTTCTATAGACTTGATTGCCGTAAACTCTTTGCGGGCTACTGGTTTTCCTGCTGACGTAATCAATTTCAGCTGAGCTTCCGGCTTGCGCAGGGTTTTTTGTACGGTGGCTACCGCGTCGAATCCAATAATGCTAGATCCTTTAATGGTAAACTTGCCAGCATGGCTATCAGCTACCACGTGTATTAGCTTGCGGTTTGCTGTATTATACAACCAAGCTTCTGCGGCTTCAACTAATTTGACAGGGCTTTCTGACTTCAACTTGAGTTCAGTAAATTCTTTCAGGAACTTAAAGCGTGAGGCGATTTTTTCCGGACTCACTGCTTTTCTAGTGCGTGGCTTGCGTTCAATTTTCTTGACTTGTACGTAAGAATCGCAGTCATTGATTACAGTTTCGCAGAATTTGATGAGATTTTTAAGTTGTGGTTTTGTAAGATAGCTGTAAGCTTCTACCAGTTGACTGTCTTGTTGGTTTAACGCTAGCTCAAGTTCTGCGATTTTTGCTCGCCAACGTTGAGTAATGTTAGAAATCAACTGTGGGGCAACGTTCATCCCGCGAATTAAGCTGATTGGCTTAAATTCCGACGTTTTATTTCCTGCGATGATAAATTCATCCAGCATGCCTTCCAATTCTCCGGCGCACTCGCTGAGTTTTTCGCGTAAATGGTCTTGGATGTTTGGCTTCGCTAGCACTGGCTCACCAGTATCTTCCGTAATTTTTGTTTCTTTATGCTTGGCTAACAACTCGTCTAGCTCGGCATTGATTTTGTTTTCTTCATCTTTAGTAAACACGAAACCCACTAAACTCATTCTACATACCCACCCAGTTGTAACACGTACTTGGCTGTCAGGTACAGAACGGAATTTCTTCGCATCTTGACTGCGATCATTGACTTCTAAATATTGGATAATCATATCTTTGGCGTCTTTTTTGCCGTAGAAATAATTATACCAATTTAGTGCTTTAATCAGCGCAGGTTTTCTTGTGCTTTCTGATGGCAGTACCGACCACTCAGGCTCAAGCCCCATAATGCTGGTATCAGAACTTTTAGGATTCAACTTGCGGATGGTGTTTAATTTTTTCATAATGTATTATATGTTAAATTTGGTTAAAAGTCAACCCATTAGTAGTGCTAGAGTCAAGTGTTGTTCTAAATTTTCCATCAATTCCTCGGTTTTTTGTTGTAATTCCGCAAATTTCGGGGTGATTTTTCGAAGTCTACGGCACTCTACCGTGGCCATGTCCGTTATTTCTATGCTATCTTTTACCGTTTTCAGCATTTTAGTCATGTCATTACGAAGATGCCATTTTTTAATTTTGGCAATTTGCTGTTCAGCAGTGGCGTATCTGGTGCGTAAATCTTCTAGCATACAGTAATTATACAATTTTTGGTAATTTAAGTCAACCTAGCAATGACTGCGGCAATGCTAAATACTTAAACAAGGAGCATTAAAATTCCAAGATTAAGTTTATACAGGCCAAATAAAACCGCCGACTTTCGATACCTAGACCGTGTAATAGCGGAACAGTATACCGTTGGGGGAGTTGATGTCTTAGTTCACAAATATTTAGGTCCCGTTGCCAGCAGTGGAGCTACCAACAGTCCGGGCAACGCTACCTTACCTAGCTACAGTCAAGAAAATCCCTTGTTTATCGAAGATTTGCTGTTGTTAGAAAATCGCGACAGGAGTTATGACCCTAATGTACATGTCATGCGCATGGTCTACACGCACAACGACATTGATTTTGACTTGACACAGTTTGGTTTGTTCTTAAACAACGATACTTTATTTTTAACCACGCACTATCAAAATATGATAGATGGTTTTGGTAGAAAATTAATGGCCGGCGATGTACTTGAGTTACCTAACTTAAAGGACTATCATCCCTTAAACACAGGTATACTGCGAGCACTACCTAGGTATTACGTGATACAAGATGCTGCCTTTGCCGCGGAAGGATTTAGCCAAACTTGGTTACCGCACTTGTGGCGTATCAAAGCCACGCCTATGGTAAATGCGCAAGAATACCAACAAATCATTAACCAACCACTAATGCCAGACACGGTTTGGGACAATGGAAATTACTATCCCGAAGGCTCAACTGTTAACAACGGTGGTGTATATTACAAAGCCATACAAAATGCTCCGGCTGGAGTAGACATTAATGATGCTGCCACTTGGCAAGTGATTACCAATCCCACTACAGTAGGCGATGTTACTTCTACTCGCAACAAAGAACTGGCCATCAACGACGCATTGATAATACAAGCCAATGCTGATGTTCCTTTGAGTGGGTATGACGATGTGTCTTTTTACCTATTACCGGATTATCCCAATGGGCGACCTGATGCCGCAGTGACACCTACTAGTCCTGCAGATACCACAACCCCAGGTACGTATGGGTGGACCTTGGGTTATTTAACTGGCAGTGGTGTAGCACCAAATGGGCTGGCAGTTACTCCTGGGGTAAGTTTCCCTATGGCCCCTACCACGGGTGAGTACTGCTTGCGTTTAGATTACTTTCCCAATCGACTGTTCCGTTTCAATGGTACCATGTGGGTTGCCATTAGCAGTGATGTGCGCACTCCGTTAGACTGGGGTTCAGATAACAGCACACAACGATCTAGTTTCGTCAACAATCCTTATACAGTTGCTACAACCGATCAAGGCAATATCCCCAGTCGACAAAGCATTAGTCAACTGCTACAACCCCAGGCCGATAATGGTAATCAAGGTGGAAATTTACCGCCGAATCCTAGACCGCCAGGAAAATAAACACCAACCAGTATAGGAGAGATAAAATTCAAAACTTTTTTTATGATGCTCAGATTCGTCGTTACTTAACGCAAATAGCTAGGCTCTTTTCCGGCTTCCAAGTGGAGTTTGGACCAAATGAAGCTGGTATAGGCAGTGCCTTATATCGTGTCCCCACACGGTACGGCGATGCTAGCCGCCAAGCGCAAACCATACTTCAGGAAAATTCTGCCAGCAGTATGCCATCGACACCTCTTATAACCTTTTACATCACTGGCTTGGATTATGACCGCCCGAGGATGCAAAATCCCAACCAAGTCAATAGCACAACCGTGCGTCAACGAACTTATGACACCAACACCAACACCTACGAAGCCGCACAAGGCAATGCGTTTACAGTAGAACAGTACATGCCGGTTCCTTACAAGCTGTCAATCAGTGTGGATATTTGGACCAGCAATACCAACCAAAAATTTCAAATTCTGGAACAAATTCTTCCTTTGTTCAATCCCAGTTTAGAAATACAAAGCACTGATAATTACTTAGATTGGACCAGCTTGAGTGTGATTGAACTGCTGTCAACCGGGTGGAGCAGTCGACAAATTCCGCAAGGCACTGAGGATCCCATAGACATCAGTACGTTGAAATTTGTTTTACCTATTTGGTTGTCATTACCTGCTAAGGTCAAAAAGATGGGCGTGGTCGAAACGGTGGTTGCCAGCATGTACAATGCCAATGGAGATTTTGTCAACGCCATTGCCAACAACGACTTGTTGCTAGGTACTAGACAGTACATCACTCCTTATCAATACCAAGTGGTTCTTATTGGCAATAAACTTCAGATCTTGTCAGCCAGCGCAGTGGTTGACCAGCCTAATTCATCCCTAACTGCCGCAGAGGCAGTGGCAAATAGTCAGCTGACTTGGCCCAATGTCATTGCCATATACGGTGTACTGCGACCTGGGGTCAGTTTAATCGCATTGACACAAGCCAGTGGTAGTCAAGTGTTTGGTACCGTGGTGGTTGATCCCAGCAACGAGCAATTTTTGTTGTTCAATGTATTACCAGAATCTATCCCCGCCAATACGCTAAGTCCGGTTAACGCAGTCATTGATCCGCTGAGAAGTGCCCCTAGTATGGGCTTGGTTGCGGCTACTGCTGGACAACGATACTTGCTTACACAAGGAACAGCAAATGCTCAGGGTTGGATGGGTGACGGCAACGCCGAACTAAAAGCACACGCCAATGACATCATCGAATACGATGGGGCAAGATGGTCTGTGAGTTTTGACAGTCAACGTGCCAGTGATGTATCTGCGTATGTGACCAACATCTACACAGAAATACAATATCGATGGACCGGTACCGTTTGGGTTAAGTCTTACGCTGGCTTATACTCTGCAGGAGCATGGAGTCTTATAATATAAACTACTGTTTAGTTTTAGTAAATACTGTATGAGCTCAATAGTATCAGCAGTTGGCGTTTTATTCTACGCACAAAAAACACAACGTTATTTTTATCTTTTACGCAACGACGAAAAGCATCCTGACTGTTGGAGTTTGGCTGGTGGAAAAGTTGAAGGGAATGAAACACTTATGTCTGCGTTGACGCGTGAGTGTTTTGAAGAAATCGGATTTATGCCGGAATATCAACGCATGGTGCCTATAGAAAAATTTACTTCGTCGGATAATAATTTTAACTATCACACGTTTTTTTGCGTAGTAGAAGAAGAATTTATACCTGTACTAAACGACGAACACACTGGCTATGCTTGGATCAATAGCGGAATTTGGCCCAAGCCCTTACATCCTGGGCTGTGGGCTACCATTAATTTCGCTGCCGTACAGGAAAAAATATCAACGATACAACAGTCGTTGATTCAATAATTTACACGTCGCAACGACTAATGAATTCTTGATAAGTTAGACTCTTTGTGTTGGCGCAATCAATCCACTCTTGGAACATGTTTGATTTTATTCCTACCAGTGTAAATGTCACTTCACTGTAGGCTTTTATAACTTCGCTTACTTGCGACGCCCAGTTATTTACAGCGCATGGGGTTTCTTTGTTGTACCCCAATAAATAAATTTCTTGATGACCGTCAAATGCCGCGAGGTACAAGGCCAAAGCCGGAGCGGATAGGTTTGGATTATTAGGTATCAAATAAAATTTACCCGGACTGCTTAGGCAATTTTTGGCAGTGGTGTATATGATGTTGGCAGTGTCGTACCCGCTGGCAAGTAGACTGGTTAAATTTTCCAAGATCACATCCACGGTAAAGTCTAGTCGCATGGTCTTGGCTACTTCAGCGGTGCCGTAGGTTTGAAGATTTTTGGAACCCAGTAGACCACCGCGATGTGCTTGTAGTACGCGAGCGTTGAACTGTTCTTCGTCAACGGTACTGCCAATAACAGCGGCTCTACCGGATATGTGTTCATTGGTAATGGCGTTATCAATCCACTCTCGTCGTTGTTGTTTACGACCACCACTCCATTTGGTTTCAGATATTACAAATTCCCCGATATAATTTTGACGATAAGATGCTAGCATATAGTTATTTAACTTAATTTTTTACTTGGTTAAAATTCATCAATATTCAAACTACGCTTGTTACGGCGTAGTATTGATGTTATAGTGTTAGTACTATTTTAATAGAGATTTTGAGCCACTACTCTACCGTACCAAGTTGTGCCATCAGGACAGTAAAGCTCGTAGAGATCTGTACCATTTGAAGTTATAGTCGGAGTAACGCCACCCGGCCATTTAATTAAACCAGGAGTTGATACCCACACTGTTCCTGACGAAGAGGTCGTTATAAATACCGTTATTTTTTTAGCACTGCCTCCTGGAGCAGATGGGGCAAATAGTGTAGGAGTGTAACCGTTAGAAATAGTCCATTTTTGTGTTTGCCCGTTAGACCAATTGGGAGTATATCCTGATGATGATATAGTTACTGTGTAATATTGTTCACTATAACCAGACAGTGTGGCACCGCTGATAGTACCTGATGTACTTAAATTACCACCAGTAATAGTGCCGCTTGTACTTAAATTACCAACTGTAGCGTTACCAGTGATATTAGCAATACCGCCAACATACAAATTACCTCCAATACCAGCTCCACCGGCTACTACTAATGCTCCGCTTGTTGTGTTGGTCGAAGCTGTAGTGTTTGGAATATTAGTAATACCGCCAACATACAAATTACCTTGGATGCCTACTCCGCCTGAAACTTGTAATGCTCCGCTTGTTGTGCTGGTTGAAGTTGTGTTTAGTCCCCATCCTATAGCAACTGCGTTATTGGCAACTGTCAACGCCGGATAACCACCATGAACTTGGCCGAATTGAAGCTCATAGTGATCGCTACCATTTACCGTACCACCGGTTGCGTTGAATCGTATGTTGCGTTGTTGCGCAATGCCGCCACCTATAGCTCTAAATACTAAATCACCTACATAATTTGCGCTTGATTGTGTAACGTCAATTATCGGGCCATTTTGATCGCCGTAATTTTGAATACGTAAGAATACATTACCGTAACCACCCGACGAAGTAGCACCTAGTATTAGTTCATTGCTAGTGGTATATATACCGATATTACTGGCGAGAACGTTAGCAGGAGTGCCGGTGAAAACATTACCAAGTGATGGAATAATACCGGAGATATTACCAATGTTTACGGTATTTGTAACGATATTGCCACCAACGTTGACGTTGCCACCAATACCAGCTCCACCTGAGACTTGTAATGCTCCGCTGGTTGTACTGGTTGAATTTGTAGTGCCAGTGATATTAGCAAT